GGACCATCTAACTTCGAAAAGTCAAAACAGTCCACCACTGGGTGTTAACGCGCGAACACCCACCAGCCTGCGAGCGCCCTCGAAGTTGAACAGGAGAGATCCTAGGTCAACAAAGGGGGACTTACAGTCCGGGCCGAAACGCCTCGATGGCAATACGACCGTTGCTGGTATGAGTTTTTCTTGTCACGTGGAGAGACTCGTATCCCTAGTGGTTGGAAGAGCAATTGCTCTTCTGCCCACGCAGGAGGTTCCGACCTCCTCTCTACAAATCGTGACTTCATTGTTGCTTTGTTTCGTAACTCGCTTTCTTGCGAAAGGTTCTGTTACGCAGAGACGTTTACAACAATGCGCAAGATCAACTATGCACTTAATCCAACTTCTCCGTGATCTCGAGAAGTTTCCGGACAACCGGGACCAAACATATGTCAAATATCATCTTGATATTGTCATGTGTAAGGTCTTTAAGGATGTTCAGGAGGTTCCAAAACCTGGAACCTGGATTGATGATCTTCCGCCTCTGTTTACAGGAATCTTCAGGGTGATGGTATACCGCTCGATTGCTCGAGAGGATCTTTCATTTATCTATTCCCTATCTAAGGGCTCAAAGAGACTTTGGCCCCAGTTAGGGGAGGAGAAATGGAAGGCTGCTTTAGAAAAGCACCATCGGTTGCTCAGTCGTCCTATATCGACTGAAACCCAGCTCCCAGAAGATTTGGAAAATTGGATTGGATTCGCATCCAAACAAGTTTTCCTTCCTTCTCGTTTCTTGAACGGGAAGGAGTATGAGAACCTTCCACCACCTGACAAGATAAATCCTTCCTTGTCAGCGTGCCTCCAAGCCAATCGCTCAGCTGGAGGGGTCACTAGCTTGTTTCAAACGATGGATTTTCATCCTCGAATGAACTATCGTGACGTTATGGACACCTTCAATAACTGGCGTCAGTCAGTTCTTGATGAATCTCTTAAGTTGACCGAAGATCATGTCGATCAGCTTACGGATCTTGATGTCGTAGCAATTCCGGAGCCTTCAAAGTTCCGAATAATCACGAAGGGAAACGGATACGCTTATACAGCTCTTCAGCCCCTACAGGGACAGTTGCTTACACGCTGGAAACAGTGTCAAGCATCTACCATGTTGGAGCCTGATTTAGAGAGGGCTGTGAATAAGTTGGATTCTGAATCCGAGTTCCCTATGTTAGTGTCAGTGGATTACGAAAGTGCAACTGACCTCTTAAGTACCGAAAGTACTATTGCTGCTTTTGCTCCTCTCCTTGGGAAGACACCGCTTTTTGATCTAGCGTTGGCTTCCTTTGGACCTGGTAAAATGACCTATCCCAAAGGGTCAGGCCTTTCTAGTGTTATGAGAACACAAGGCCAGCCTATGGGTCATCCTCTATCCTTC